CACCCGCTCCGGGCAAGACCCACGGTATCGTCATCGACCACGTGGGCAACGTGGTCCGCATGGCGGCCAAGCACGGCCTGCCCGATACGCCGCGCACCTGGACGCTCTGGCAAGACGAGACGCGCAAAGCCAATGGCAATCCCGACGCGGTGCCGGTCAGGGTCTGCACGGAATGCCTGCTGACATATGAAGCGGTGGAATTAAAATGTCCCCATTGTAAAAAAGCACACGTCCCGGCAGGGCGGTCATCGCCGGATCAGGTGGACGGGGTGCTGTCGGAAATGTCGCTGGAACTGCTGGCGACGTTGCGCGCCGGGGCGGCCAAGATACAAGCCGCCGAGCCTGCTATACCTTACGGCGCGTCCGAGATTGTGGCGGCGGGCATCCGGGCCCGGCACAGGCGGAACCAAGCGGCCCAGGCTTCCCTGTCCGATGCGATGCAGCGATGGGGCGGAATGCGGCTGGCGGCGGGTGATGATGACACGGCCATGCAGGCTCGGTTCCTGTATCGGTTTGGGACGGATGTTATGAGCGCACAGGGGTTGTCCGAGCGGGCGGCGCTGGAATTGAGGGATGAAATAAATGTTGCACTTGGGTGATTGCTTGGACGTGATGCGGGACATACCGGATGGGTCGGTTGATGCCGTTATCTGCGACCCACCATTCGGAACGACGGCTTGCAAGTGGGATTCGGTCATCCCGTTTGAGCCTATGTGGGAGCAGCTAAAGCGGATCGTGAAGCAGAACGGGGCGATTGCTATTTTTGGGCAAGAGCCTTTTTCAAGCATTCTAAGATGCAGTGCGCTAGAAATGTTCAAGTATGATTTCTACTGGCGAAAGAACAAGCCGTCAGGTTTTACAAATGCGCGTTTAAAGCCATTAAAAGACATTGAGGTAATTTCGGTTTTCAGCGAAGGAAGTACCGCAAACGGCGCAAAAGCAAACATGCCTTATTTTCCTCAAGGCGTTCAAGAAGGTAAATTGCGCGTTCGCCCTCAGTCCTACGCAAAATCCAGTGACGTGAGCCCCGACAGGAAGTCTAGAAAACCTGTTGAAATGGGAAAAGGTTCAGCGTATCCGCGCCAGATTTTGGAGGGTTACGTCCACCACGCTAACACTCAGGTCCACCCCACCCAAAAACCTGTCGCGCTGATGGAATACCTGATCCGCACCTACACCAATCCGGGCGAGGTCGTGCTAGACTTCACAATGGGATCAGGCACAACCGGCGTTGCAGCGGCCAACACCGGGCGGCGCTTTATCGGAATTGAGCGCGACCCCTATTATTTCACCATCGCACAAGCCCGCATTAGGACAGCACAGGCCGATGCAATAACCAACAAAATGAGAGAGGCGACACAATGACACTCAACACACAATTCCGGGCCAGCTTTGTCCGACGCTGGCATACCAACCCCGATCTGGCGCAGACCGTTGACACGCTGGCGGGACACGGCGGGCGGGTGGCGCGCATCATCCTCAAGCTGTGGCCCGACTCCAGCGTGGCCCTGCTGCACTGGGCGCTGGTGCATGATGACGGGGAATCCGTGGTCGGGGATGTGCCAGCCCCGGCAAAGGGCGCAACGGTTATCCACGAGCAAGAGCGGGCCGCGCTGGATCGGATTTGGCCGAGGCTGCCCGAATTGACGCCGGACGAATATGAGCGTCTGCGCTTTGCCGACAGGCTTGATGCCTGGATGTGGGCCAAACATCACGCACCGCATACGCTGGACAGTGACGGCTGGCCTGAGTGTCGTCGATGGTTGTTTGTGCGGGCTGAGGCACTGGGCGTGGTGGTGACGCTATGATGCCCCGGCCCAGCATTTACTACAACGATAATGACCCTCAGGTCTGCGCGTGGATCCGGCAGTTGATGTTTGACGGGCTGATCCCCTACGGCGTGGTCGACTCCCGGTCGATCCTTGATGTGCAGCCAGCTGATCTGGAAGGCTTCACGCAATGCCATTTCTTTTGCGGGATTGCCGGGTGGGCCTATGCGCTCAAGCTGGCGGGATGGCCCTCAACGCGCCCGGTCTGGACCGGGTCGCCGCCTTGTCAGCCGTTCAGCGCGGCCGGAAAATTGGAAGGAAAAGACGATGCGCGACACCTTGCCCCCCATTTTATCAGTCTGGTCAGGGCTTGCCGCCCCCCTGTGCTGTTTGGCGAACAGGTCGCAAGCGCGGCTGTGTTCGGAAAGTCTGCAAAGCGCGTTGGAGGCGAACCTGAATGGACCTGGCTCGACGATCTATTCCACCGTTTGGAAGCCGCACGTTACGCCGTTGGGGCGTCAGATATACCGGCTGCGGGCGTCGGGGCGCCGCACATCCGACAGCGAACATTTTTTGGTGCCGTCAGGCTGGATGACTCCGAGGGCTCGGGGCGATGCTGGGGGGAACAGGTGGAAGACAAACGACATTCGGAATCTGGAGGATCAGATACGCTACAATCTGAGCGGCTGGCCGACGCCGACGACCAGGGACCACAAGGACGGCAGGGAATGCACCAACGTCCCGTTGAACGCGCTGTTGGGCAGAGTGGCGTGGCTGTCAGCCAATCCCCAAGCGGCACGGATCACGGCGGATGGGACGATGTTGACTGGCTGTTCTGCCGCGATGGAAAGTGGCGGCCAGTTAAATCCAGCTTTCAGCGGCTGGCTGATGGGCTTCCCGGATGCGTGGTGCCACGCGGCGATTTCGTGCCAGCTTCCAGCCCGCTTGCGCAAAGCACCAAAGAAGCCCGCCGCGTGATGCGGCTGCGCGGGTATGGTAATGCAATCGTGCCGCAAGCCGCCGCGCTGTTTATCAAGGCGTTTGACACAACCGTCAATAAATGGCAATAGTAGCGCAAAGGAGTTTGACAGATGTGGAGCAGAGACAATAAAGGGTCAGGCGCTTGGTGCCCTGAAAACGATGGAGCATATCGGGCTGAACAGGCCGCCATTCATCGTTTACCAAGCGGAAAATGGTGCAATTGCGGGTACCCACACGAAACAGGTGGCCCTTGCTGGGAATGCCGTCGTAACCCGAAGGAGTCTGACAGATGAAACGAGTAAGAATGTCGCCGGAAGGTCGGCGCGAGGTGATCCTCCGGGCCGCAGTTTCCCTGACGCGCAAAGCCGATGGATGTCTGGACTCATGGTCGCGGCAGGACGTGGCCAGCAAGTGCGTGCCGCCAACAAGCCCCGAGACGGTGAAGCATTATTTCCTGATGCCTGATCTGCGGGCGGCTGTGCGGGCGCTGCTGGATAAGTAAAGCCCCGTCCGGTTTAAGGGACGGGGCTTGCCATGCGAGGTGCAAGGCGGTAGGGTGCATCTGTCACAACGCTGAGCCTTAGATAACATGATGCGCGTTCCAGCGCAAGGCTTGGCCCGAACAAGGGCGTTTTCCATGAAAGCTATTGAAACCCGTTACAAGGGCTACCGATTTCGGAGCCGCCTTGAGGCGCGCTGGGCAGTGTTCTTTGATGCGCTTGGCCTGTCATGGGAGTACGAGCCGGAAGGCTTTGAGACTGATGCAGGATGGTATCTGCCGGACTTTAAGGTCCATTTTGAAAAAGGTTTTGAATTTTGGCTTGAAATCAAAGGCAAGATGCCAACGAATGACGAAATTAGAAAGTGCGAGGCGTTGGCGTCTGGCACAGGTCAAGATGTATATATGGCATGCGGTAACATCGGGGCACCCACACAACCTTACGGACTTAAAAGCCCAGCATTGGGTGGACCTGTTATCAGACAAATGGGTGTTAAGGGTGATTGCAACTACCCTATAGGGCACATTAATTACAATCACGAGTTTATTGAAAAAGCCTGTAAATTTAATTCAATAAGGTTGCTTGGATTTTGCGAATATGCAGATGGAACAGGATTGGACATCCAAACACTTTGTCTGGATGATTGGGGTTTTGATAAATCTGGACTCATGATTAGTGAACAGTTAGTGATGGAATATAATATTGATATGTCTGCTATTATTGAAGTCGGGGTAATTTCCAAAGGTAGAGCTTTCAGATCACCTCGCATTCTAAATGCATATGAAGCAGCCCGATCCGCCCGCTTTGAGCATGGTGAGACGCCGTGACGCCCGATCTGGCGCAGGCCGAATCATTCCTGCGGTTACTTGATCCTGATGCAACATCATTCACATTCCAGACGTTTGACGACGACTCGGCCCGGAAAGATAACCGACTGGCGCGGGTGTTTCACGGCACGCTTGCGGATCATGCCGACAGTCTGACCGATCTGCAAAGCCGTGGCGCTGGTGTGTTTATCACCATCAATGCAACGGACGGCACGGGCCGCAAAGCTGAGAATATCACACGGGTTCGTGCGCTTTGGCTGGATCTTGACGGCGCACCGATTGAGCCTGTCCGGGAATGGCAAACGCCTCACATCGAAGTTGAAAGTTCGCCGGGCAAATGGCACGCTTACTGGCTCGTCAATGACGTGACGCTTGAACAATTCACACCGCTGCAGGACGCGCTGATCAAGAAATTCGACGGTGATCCAGCCGTCAAAGACTTGCCGCGCGTGATGCGCTTGCCGGGGTTCTGGCACCTGAAGCCCGGCAGCGCGACGCATATGTCCCGTGTGGTTCACACATCAACCGACGGGGCAGGTGATTTTTATAAGCGCCTGACGGTCGAAGCGCCTGTGATGCCAGCGCCGCGCCGGGACACGCCGTCCAGTCTGGCCGAGATGGAGGAATTGCTCACGTATATCAGCCCTGATCTGGAATCGGATCATAAAGGGGGTGACAAGCACTGGCACACCATCATTGCGGCCATCGTAGACGTGTCAGGGGGCAGTGACGAAGGGTTACAAGTTGCAGATGCGTGGTCGAGCCGTAGCAGGCATTACGACCCCAAAGAGTTGAGCAAGCGGTTTGCGTCTTTCACGCCCGGAAAAAATGGTGGATCGGGAATGGGGTCGATAGGCTACCACGCCAAGCAGGCCGGGGCGGACGTGGCGGGCATTGGAGCGCGACACCGCCTGCTGAATATGCCGGGCCCGTCTCACGTTCCAGCCGGTATGATGCCGACCGCGCCGGGGCAGGGGATGCCCAGTGCGCCGCGCGCGGCAAGCGTGGTCGATCTGATATGTGCGCGGATTAAAGACAACCCACTGACAGCAGTGGAATTGCTGGCCGATGAAGTGGCGCGCTTGTCGCCTACTGATAGAGAAAAGGTGTTCGAAGAATGTAAACTCTATCCAGGTCTGGGCAAAGCCAAGATGCAGGCGGCGGTGAAGCGTGCTGTCACGGCTTTTCTGGCGGCCAAGGGTGCCATTGCGTTACAGACGCCGGAATACGCGGAGTTGAATTATTATTTCATTGTCCGAAATGAAGCCGGGCAGGCCGTGGCGGTGGATGCGAGGGGTGGGATGCAGCCTCAGGCCCGCACACAATTCAGAGACGCCATGGCGCAACTGCCGCCGATCA